CCTCAGTTCCTAGCGGTGACGCTGGACGAGGCAAAGGCGCATCTAAGGGTAAGCGGGTCAGCACAAAACGATCTGATAACAAGGCTGATTGAGTCTGCTACAGAACAGCTTGAGCGAGACATCGAGAGGTGTCTTGTTCAGGCAACGTGGCAACAGAGCCAATATGGTTTCCCAGAAGAGGGAAAAGCCATTCTGTTGAACATGGGAAGTGCTACTGCAATAAGTTCGATCACCTACTTGGATGAAGACGGTGCAGAGCAAACATTATCAGCCGACCAGTATTCTCTTGACAGTGGACGAAATGCGGTCACTTGCCTTAACGACGATGACGGTTGGCCAGAGACACTACTGACTCCCAGCGAACGAGACACAGTGTTTGTCAACTTCACCTGCGGAGTAACAAGTGCCGACTGCTTGCCAAGGCTTTATAAGCAAGCAATTCTCGTTGAGGTTGGTCGATACTACTATGATCCTGCTCAAGAGAATGGCGTCAACACGAATGATGGCCGAACCTACGAGAACCTAGTCAAGAAATTGATCAGGAGTTCGTATCCGTAATGCCAAAGGTCACAGGATTCAATCGAAAGAGGGTTGGCCACAGGAATTACCTTGCCACGATCCAAGTGCCGCCCGCGACCGTCGATGAGTATGGTCACGTTAATTACACATCAGAGGCTTGGACATCTGTTGTAACAGATTGGCCATGTGAACTGATTGATGTATCTGGAGGCGAGATCATCGACGGGATGATGACCAAATCGACAACAGAGAAAGTAGCCGTAGGCGATAAGCCACAAATTGACGATGCTGAAATCGACTCGAAACACCGCTGTATTATTGACGGAAAGACATACGGAATCACGGCAGTCAGGGATGTTTCAGGTGACGGATTTACTGTAAGGCTTGAACTCAGGAGTACCAAATGAGTTTTAAGACACAGTTAGTCACAAAGACGAAGCAGTTTGAGTCTGCACAGAAGCGTAAAGCACAGCAGACATCCGTTCTTGCAACAGACCTTGGTGTTGACCTATCCAAACTTAGCGATGAGCTACTCAAGAAAGTTTGCCCGACAGCCGTTGGATATGCTGCTACGATTGTTAGAAAACAAGCCGTTGAGAATGTAAAAAAGGGTGGCGGCGAAACACTTGGAATGTCAAGGAAGACAAAGACAAGGGGTGTTTTTCGCAACGGCATAATGGTTAATGTCGGAAAAGGTGCTTGGTCAAAAAAAGTACTAGAAAAGCGTGGAGCCAATAACAGATCATTGGCTGACCCCGGCGGCATCATCAAAAAGAATATCAGCAGGAAGCAGGGCGGTATTGTGGCAAGCCAGATTGTTGGGCCACGATATGAGGCGGGGCCAAGAGGCAAAAACTTTGCTCACACACATGAGCCACTTGCTGGGGCAAGCACTGGTGCGCCAAATCACAAATGGTGGGGTCAGCCAGCAAAGCGAGCGTTAAGACCAAGACCATTCTTAGGCCCAGCAGGAAGAAGCACTATTGTTCAGCAGCAGTCAGCCATGAAGAAGGCATTGATGAAATGGAAGATTGATCCTTCGGAAGTAGGTGGCTGATGACAAGACCCATACCACAAGTCATTGCAAGACTTAAAGCCGACTCGTCAGTAAACACTTTGACGAGTGGTAGAATATTTGCAGACAATCCACCACAAGATGACGATTTACCTTTTGTTGTGTTGACCATCGTCAACACCATAGCAAGACCAACCGTCAACAATTGTCAGGTAAAACAATACGCATCTAGGATGCAAGTTGACATTATCTGCGATACGAGAAGCCAAGCAGAACAAATACAAGAAGCCATTGAAGATTCACTTGGTGAGTATTCATCCACAGATGCAACGCATCCGATTCAAGGAATCACGGTTGATTCCGGTACTTCTTGGCAGATTCTTGAACCGACCGATGGCTCAGACCAGCGTGGATACTGGTGTAGCCAAGAATACTTTATCAATTACAGCAGAGGATAATAAAGATGCCAGTTGAAGGAGCTACCAGTCAAGGAACTACCGTTGCGTTTTCGGGAATTGGAGCTATTGCATGTGTAAGGTCAATTTCCCTGCCAGAATTTTCTCTGGAAACAATTGATGCAACCTGTTTAGGCAGTGCCGTCCCGAACAAACCACCTCCAAGCGATTCAACTATAAAGTCTGAATTTACTAAGAAAATACCTGGTCAGATTGTGGACGCTGGGGAAATCTCGATCACTATGGTATTTGAATTGACCGATGAGCCTCATATACCAAATGGATTGATTGACACAATTACCATAACTCTGCCAGCGGCAGCCGGTGGAGGAGGCGTTTTGACCGGAACTGGCTTTGTTAGTTCTTGCCAAATGCCTTCTCTTGAGCCAAATGGATTGCTTGAGCAAACCATTACCTTCGTGTTTGATGGCGGCACTGGCCCTACATACACGGCAGGAACCTAGTAATCCTTTTACACCACCACCAAGGAGATAGCTTTGAGTAAATATGTCGAGCTAGAGTCTCATGTTGGGACTCATCTTCTGACAAAGAAAGATGTAGTTCACGAACAATATTTAGTCTACATCAAGGATGATAAGACTAAGGTTCGTGAACGTATTGGACTTATAGGATGGAAGCCAAATAGCAAGCTTGTCTTCATGGCCAAGCTAGATCCTGCTATTAGGTCGTGGGTCGAGGAAGAAGTTGCTGAACTCTTGAATAAAGAGTCACTAGAGTCTTCTGGGCCTCCAGAAATAAGTCTTGAACAACTTTCATCCATTGAAGGAGAAGAAGATGAGCTTAACGAAAAAGATCTTACTTAAAGAAGCCGCTTGCAATAAGCCAGAGAAGCTGCCTCAGAAGCTTTTCGGACAAGATGTATGGGTAAAGCCAGTGACGCAATTTCAGCGTTCACGCAGGCTTGCAAGCCTCTACAACAAGTCCGGCGAGATTATCACTGACAGTCTTGGTCGCGCTAGGATGTATACGATCATTGACCATCTTTGTGACAAGGACGGTACTCCTCTCTTTGAAGAAAGCGACATCTCTGATCTTGAGCAGCTAGACGCACTCAAGGCCGACATCCTGATTAGTGCCATTGAAAAATGGTCGTCTGAGCAGGAGGGAAACGTCCGAGGCAGGTCGAGCGACTGATCAAGGAACTCAGTAAAAACTACAGGCTTTACTGGGTGTTTTCGATCTGCCATGAACTCAAGATAGATGATCCTATTGCTTGGATGAACAATGTGCCACCAGTCTTGGTTGACTGGTGGATTGCATACTTTGTCCGTAAGCAAGAGATAGAGGATCAGGCTTACAAAAAGGCTGCTGGCAAGCATACCGAACATGCACCAGAAGAAGCATCTAAAATACTAGAGAGAATGGCAAGTGGCGAGCAACGACGTAATCGGGGCATTGTACTACAAGGTCGTCCTAGACCCTAGAGGATTTGCCAGAGGTGCTGCTACAGTCAAATCTGAACAAGACTTGATCGCAAGGGCAATCAAGTCATCTGTCTCTGACTTTGCAAAACTCCAAGCCGAACTTGATGCCATTGGTGATCGTGCTATTAAGGCAAGCGAGCAAGAGCGAAAAATCCTTGGCGATTATCAAAAGCAGATAATTAGTCAAATGGAAGGAATTGTTGACAAGGAAAAAGAGCTAGAAAAGATAGCCGAGGAGAACAAACGCGCTGAAGCCGAGAAGGAAGTCTTAGCCAACCTACAGAAAGTTCTTGACAAGAAAAAAGAAGCCAAGAAGATTGCTCAGGACTTAGCTGATGCTCAGATAGCAGAAGAAAAGCGTGCGTCAAAAGAAGCATTGAAGGCTGAGAAGCATCGCATTGCAGAAGAGAAGAGATTTCAAAAAGAGCTTTCTGATTATCGAGAAAGGCAGAACGCTCGGAGATATACGAACATAGGTAGATACTTTCGTTCTTGGAATGGAATGAAAGTGCTTTTCGGTCACATCATACACGATGTCAGCAATGTTAATGGCGGCCTTTCTAAAATGGCTGGAAACTTAGCACAGGCTGCTGGCATGTCTCCTGCTATGCAGGGTTTAGCTAGGTCGCTTGGTGCGATAGGAATTCCAGTTCTTGCTTTTGGTGCAGCAATGGCTGCAACACTAAAGACTGTGACTTATTTGATCAGAAGAGTCGATGAATACCAAAAGCAATTGATTAAAATGAAATCTTTGCTTGCAGGCGATGTTGCGGCAACAAAACAGCTTATGGCCGACATGATGAGCCTAGCTGCTGCAACCGGCTTCTCAACTGAAACCATGTATGGGTTAGCCGAGGCATTACTAAATGTCGGAACATCGGTCATGCAAGTTGCTCAGACAGGAAAACTCCTTGCTGGTTTAGCTGGCGGGGATGAGCAGCGGCTCAAGTTTATTGCAAAAGCTTACGGCGACGTAATGATGAAAGGCCGATTGATGGGCCAAGAAGCTTTGCAGTTTGCAAATGCTGGAATTCCTATTTACAAGGCTCTTGCTGAGATGCTTAATGTAAGCACTGCGCAAGTTCGAGTCATGATGGAGGAAGGCAAGATCAGTGCAGAGCAAATGGCTCAGGCACTTCAAAAACTTGGAGCAGACAGGAACATTGGCGGCCAACTTGCAGAAAACATGAAAACTGTTTCTGGTCAGCTACAGCGGGCAAAAGTCCTCATTGATCAGATCATGCTTTCTTTGGCTGGCAACGAACTAAACGAGTTTGTTGCAAACATTATTAGAAGCTTTAACGATTTGCT